CATCAACTAATATAGCTTTAACGAATTCATACAAAGCTTTCTTGTTTGACTGAGGCGAATAAGACCACTCACCTAGATATGGCTTGTTGCCATTACCATCTAAATCTAATAAGTTATAACCTTCTGATTTAGAAATACCATAAGCTTGCACTGTAGCTAATACTGTAGTGTTTTGTGGGTCATCCTCAGTTGTAATAGATGCAACTGATTCACCAAGAGCAAGAGTTGTTCCCCAGACGCCATATGTTTCTAACCAAGTGCTTGCTTTAACATGCACTAATAGGTTATCAATGTTTGCACCAGCACTACGACCTTTAATCATAATACGAAGCAATGTGTTTGAATCTGTTTGATTTTTACCGTTACCCCAATGAGAAGTTAGCTCCCCGTGGTCTTGTAAAACTTTTAATGGTAATGGTGTAGAGTTCTTACCAAGTACAATCAGACCATAATAAATATCAGCACCACTATTTTGAGAAACGGAGCCACCAAAATGCTGTTCCATTACAGTATCATCAACTACATAATTAATGCTATAATCAGTGGTGTGGTCAAATAATGTAACAATCTTACCAAGTGCTTCTTCTTTTGATGGATTAGGGAAAGATAAATTAACTTCATCGTCACCAGAGATTAAAAAATCCCATGCCAACTTTTGCAGTGCTCTGTTAATCCACTTAACGTGGAATGTATCAATACCAGAAACAAAAGTTATTGCACCAGTTGCGGCTACTTTATATTGAGCTAACCATGCTGTTATTGCTGTTGCGCTGTCAGCATCAGTATCATAAATCGCCATTTGTATTACCTCTTATGTTAATGACTCTAATTTAATAGTTTGTGAAAAGCCTGCACTTGTTATTGTCCCTGAAAACTCTTTAGGTATATAGTCTGTGCCTATTACATCTGCCTCTCTCACCCAACCAATAATATCCATTGGCGTGACACCTGTATGACTGTAATTGAATACACCACTTGCATTGACTGCACCACTTGACAATGTTGTTTTGTCTGAATCTTTTTTAATCATTACATGAGCAGTATTTGCTATAGGTAATCCTGTATCATTATCAAGCACTGTTATCGCTACTGGTGCCGAAGCTGAAACAACAACTGTACCACCAGCAGTATTGCTAAACTCTGTTTGGTCAGGATTAGAACCACCTGATATCGTTATTGTTATATCAGCATTCAATCCTGAGTTTAGACCATGCCATAATGTACCACTTAAATAGTCACCATAAAATACAATGTCAGCTAAAGCTATTGTGTAATCACCAGCATAAGGGAAATGCATCATATACTGTGTTGTAGGATTTCCAGACGTTATAAATGAACCCTGTTTAACATTATGATTTAGTACACCAGCTACAGGAATTTGGTTAAACACTAAACCATAATTATTAATTGCGCCTTTAGGGTCAATCAAAGCAAAGTTTAATAATTCAGCACCATTATTTGTTGTTCCTAAATCAAGTTCACCACAATTTACAATACTTACTGATACAATTGAGGTCTTTGCACTATCATCAAAATCAAGCCCAGCAGTTGCACCATTCAGCCCTATACCATACATCTTTATGTCGTTGCTTGCATTACCATTTAGGTTAGTGGCAAAATCCATACTCCAACCAATAGAACCAGCATCAAATATTGAACCACCATTTACACCCTGTCTATTGTCACCACTACCAACAACAGTACCAAAGCGAATTATCGTTATTCCTGTTGATGTACCTAATGTAAATTTATAGAATGACGCACTAACTGGTAAGTCAGCCCATACTAAAGTTGAGCCAGCATCTTCAAATGTACATGTACCAGTACCATCATCATTAAACTGTATCGGGCCTTTACCAACAAAAATACCAGCTTGTTTATCTAGTAAACCATAATTGCCAGCATCTATAATTTCATAAAGCTCTTGCATAGCTTTATCAACACCATAAATACCGGTATTAGGCGTTCCAGTGACAACTAAACCACCTGTGCCATAATGTGCTAAATCCATCTGGCAGTTATCATCACCAGACTTAGCTAACATTTTAAACCCAACACCTAAATTAGCAGCATTAGTCACTACTGCATTAGAACCGTTGTTTGCATCTGGTGTGCTATCTAAATCAACAACAAAGTAAGACCAACCACCAGCATAAGTGTCTGAACCACCTACGAACCAGTAAGATTCATTACCAGCGCCATCTCGTAAACATAAACGTATGCCACCTACTGCTTTAGTATCAACTGAACCAGCATTAGTAATACGTAACCATCTACCATAGTGATTACCTGACATATTAGCAGGTATAACAGTAACAGTATCAAAATTATGTAGTGTTTCAATATCAACGTCATAACCTACAAAACCAGTACCTTCTCTACCACCAAAATCGGCAGTTGCATAATCAGAAGTAGTGGCTTCATCCCAATTAGATGCTGTACCATCCTCAGTAGAAAGTATTGTTCTTGAATCTGAAACGCTTAATGCCATTGGGAATACCTATGAGCAAGAATAATACCTGCTGCTGTTTCTGCATGAACTGGTAGTAACGATGGTATGCTTATATCACTATGTTGCAGACTTTCATAATCTGAACCGAATATATATGTAGCATTTTCTGGATATTTGAAATGTTTGTAGTCTATGCCACCTTGCTCTACATAAACCAAAGTGTTTATAGAGTTTTCGATAGCATCATGCAGTGTTTTAAATGTTCTAAAATTGACCTCTGTATCGTTCATAACAATATCTTCTGAGGTTATACATGATAAATTTGTGATACCAAAAGCTTTTGCTGTTAGATTCCAGCGAGATAAAAGCTTCTTCTTTCCATGTGGAGTGTCAAGACCTTTTGGTGTATCCCAATGAAAAATAATCGCACTCACTATGATACCACCTTAAATTAATACTATAGCCCATAATAAGGTACTATGGGCTATAATCGATATTATAAAGCTAAATTACTTTTTAACTTCTTTTTCTTTACGAATATTTTCTTGAATTTTGCGGGATGCTTTTTGCATATCTACAATAGAAGGTTTTTTCACTTCTTCAATTTTTTCAGCTTCTACATTTGCTGAATCAGTTGTTTCTTTTACTTTTACTTCTTCATCATCATCAAGAATTGTTTTTTTAACGTTAGTCATTTCTTTACTCCTGTTTATAATTTAATCAGAATATTATGCTTTAGGGATTATTGTTAATACCCATCCAGCGTTTACATTTATAAGTGCTGTTGTCAATAAGCTTTCTATTGCAAACAAGTAACCTTGTCCAGACTTACAGTTATCAAGTTGAATTTCTGCTGTTAAAGTTTGCACTAAAGTATCAACAGAATCAACAACAAATTCTGCAAGCAATTGTTTTTTATTGGTGAGCGTTGGAAATTTTTCACTATTCACTCCATCTACCAATTTTTTACTTGCATACAGCTTAATAGAATCACCAGCATTTGGCGCTAGTGATGGTGTAAATGTTAATACAGCAGTTGCCTGTCTAACATTATAAGCATTAATCCATTCATTAACGTCTCCAACAACAGAGAATGTTGCTAATGCTACTAATGCGCTAGCATTTGTTACTACACTAGCATCACCAAAATCTTCTCTTACGTCATGTTTGTTAAGAGCCATGTATCAATACCTTTTAATTAGAATAAAAGAGGCTATAAGATTACAGCCTCTTTTATGAGCTAAATGAATTAGCCGTTAGTGCGAAGGAATGCTAATGGAATGTTCTTGCGTTCTGTTGCAATACGATCCCATTGTGCAGCAGCTTCAAGTTGAGCACGAGTAGCAGAGATACCCTGTGCAAGACCAGCAGATGCAAACGCAAAACCATGTGGATGGATGATTTCATTGTAGCGAGAATGGATGATGTCTTGGCCAGAACCATTACCAGCATTCTGAACACGTTCTAATTCAGAAGGTAATAGAGCAGCAGATTCGCCATAGCCAAATGCACCAACACCAAACAATACAGAGGTGTAAACGAAACCATTAACAGCACCAGCACGTACATGCAAACCATCATCAACAATAACACGCAAACCAAGGTAAGTTGGAATATTTACTTCACCACGTGCATCAGGAATGAAAGTGATTAAGTTGAGTTTTTGTAAAGTGGTATATACAACAGAGTGCATACCGATTGCAGTAATGTTTGACGCCATATCACCTAATGTAGAGAATGCATCAATTACAGCATCAGCTTGAATCAGGTTATCAGCAGTAGCAGACAAGCCAGTTTCAGTGAATACGTCAATGACCATATCACTACCATCATTAGCAACATTATCAGCCAATACACCCATTGAAGCAGATACAACACGTTGTTGAGAGTTTACAGCCCAATAATGACCAATACGGCTAGTGATTGCACCCAATGGGTCAGCAAGAGCCAATTGGCGAGCTAAATCCATAGTTGACCAAGATTTATGTTGGTTAGCTAAGCGATAGATTTGTGTACCACTTGTTACCTTGGCAGGTGTAGCAAGATCGGTTGGGTCATCTGTGGTGTAATCAGGTTCATCGTTTGTCATTGGGTTAAAGTTAGGTAACTCACCAACCATACCACCAACATTAACCATTGCGTTGATTCGGTCGTCTTGGGCAAGGATACCAGATGCAAGGAAAGCATTACTTTCGATTGCTGCTTCTTGAACAGCAGCATTGAATGCTGTTGGTTCGTAGATGTCTACGAGGCGAACTTCAGCCATTTTATTTCTCCATTTATTGTGAAATACTCAATGGAGAAAATTCGCCAAAGAGTTATAAAAATTAATTTATCACTCTCGACCAAATCAAGGGTAACTGCTACACCTTATTAGCCAAACTAATCAGGTTTTGCGGATATAAAACTAGTAGGCATAAAAATACCCTAAGATACATAACAAGTCAAGAACTTATTTGTATTTAGGGTATATTTTTTACAAGCTATTTGTTATAGACCAGCAGCTTTCTTCATCTGTGTAGCAAGTGTTGGGTTTTCTTTGTTGATTCTGGCTTGCTCTGTAATATTCTTAGAGTCAGCTTTCCAAGGATTAACACCAGTACCACCTTTACCACCAGTACCGGGAGGATTACCACTGCCAGCATTTAAGTCTGGGAATGCAGGTGCATATGCTTCATTAGCCTTGAATTCTGCAACTAAATCTTTTACGCCAAATGGAGTTGTTGCATCATCTTGAAAACGTTGTTTACCTTCTTTGTCTAAAACTTGAACACCATAGCTACCGTCTTCGTTTTGAACAGTCTTCATTTGACCGTGCATGTGAGGCAATAAGAATAAAGAGTTACCTTTTTCTGCTTCAATAGCTTTGATTGCATTGTTTTCAATTAACTCTTTATCAAGAGCTTTTTGTAAACCTGCAATTGTTCCAGCAGATGTTTCACTAGCTGTCGATAATGCTTTTGTATGAGTTTCATTGAGTTGTAACTTCAATGCTTCCCATTGACCTTTACCTTCAAGTTCTGCATCAGCAAGTTCTTTCTGTTTCTTTTCAAGTTCTGCACTTTCAGTAACAAACTTTTGATAACCTTCTGCATCATAATCTTCTGGTACTTGATTTTTCTTGAGCTTTGTCATTTGCTCAAGCAATTTTTCTTTGTTAGTTACAAGCCCACTTGTTTCTGCGTCAACCAATTTCTTAGCGTCAGCATTAACTGCATCTAATGCAGCTTGGATAACTTCTTTTGTCGTACCTTCTGGCATGATTTTCTTCATTTCTTCAAATGTCATTTTACTTCTCCTGTGTGTTTTTAATCAGTTTGTTCGTTGTTAATGTTACTATTATCTAAATTACTGCCTTTGGTATCTTTTTTTGGATTACCACTACCACCAGCCCCTTCTTCGCTTCCAGTTACTTCTGCTATTTTAATAGCATTTTCTGTTTTCATCTTCTCAGCAAAAAATGGTGGCGGATTTTTCTCAATCAGCACAACCTCTTCTTCAAAAGTTCTATTGGTATCAACAATCTCGCCTTCTTTCATTTTATCAAACACTGTTTTGTGTGAGATTGCACCGTCTAACCAAGATTTAACCAATGCTATCTGAGCATTCGGCTCCATATCAATCTTGAGAAAATCATTGTTTAACTCATAAGAAAAATCTGTGCCAACTTTTGTGCCACTCCAATCAAAAAACACTCTCAGCGAATTCTCTACCTGTCCTGATACATTATTAACCAAAGTTGAGATTAATGATGTCTGTGCTGCTGTTCTAACTAGAACGGAAGTTGCTGTTTCTCTTGATACACCTTCTTTCTTGAGAATCTGAGCGCCCATGCTTGCCATGATGTCTTTTAGGTTATCAATGAAGTCTTGATGTGCTCTTGCTGAGTTACCAGAGAACTCTAACATGCCAACATTTGCTTCTGGGTTAGATATAGTCCATGCTTTCATCGGCCCAATTGTACCCGGTGCTTCTTTATCATCAATACCAGTAACCCAAGGTGTAGGTAATGCTGTCCAGTGCAACATGTATACTTGGTCAATAACTCGTTGTATCACACTGATATTCATATCTGAAATATCTTGCAAAGGCGACTTGTTTATACTGAAATTGTTTTGATTGATACCATGAATTGTAATAGGGATATATGTAAATAATTTACCATCCATTTTAGGGTAAATATCTTCATCCTCTTGAGTCATCTTTTCAATCTCACCAGTCTTTGTTGATTTAGCTCCTGTAGCCAAAAATCTCCGCACTCTATAATTATCTTCGTGCAGGTCTAATACAACATAGCGATTTCTTATTTCTGAATCAAACTCATTATCAGGATTATCAATTTCTATTTCTTCGACATAAATGAATTGTGTGATGACAGGATAACCGGCAACTGAGCTAGTTCTAAAGGATATGAATTGATGTGGTGCAATGAATTGCATGAATGGACGTTTGGCTACATCTGAATAATCATTCATTGTTGCACAAAAACCATCTTCAAATACTGTATTAATAATTCGTTCACTGAACTTATCAATACTATTGCCTAGCATATCACAATTTTTGTTTAGTTCTTTTTGTTTGTCATTAAACTCGACATTTTTCATTACTGGTGCTTTAGCAAATACTGTACCAGAGAAACCATCAACAACTTTTGGGTAGAGAACATATATCGGAGCCATTTTTACCATAGCTTCGAATTGTGGATCGGTTTGAGTTTCTAGTCTTGTAATATATGTTTCACGATTCGCAACAATTGCATTCCTGCCAGCCCTTATGGTTGCATTCTGTTTGATGCGATCCTGAGCACCTAATACAGCACTATTCATAGGTGGAGTTGATAATTCTACTGAGTCTGCCATATTAGAAACCTTTTAATTCTTTTGTTGTCATTGTTCTGCGATTTATTGGAAACTTCATGTGTATAAAATACCCAAAACTATCATTTATATCATCTATAGAGCTTCCTGCGGTCTTTTCTGGTAATTCAGTAGCCTTATTAAATACCTGTTGCTCAAGGGCATCAGCCACCTTGGGACATTCTCTTACATTTACCTTGATAAGTCCAGTCATAAATGAAGAATTTACACTTTGCACCCTTTCCATGATACGAGGATTCTTTTGCGGATACTTACAGTGGAAACCAGCAGCTTTAAGTAACGATATATCAGATGTCGTAAAACCTTTTGATGATGTATTCTTACCTGATGCATCTGGGTAGCAGTAAACAGGAGATCGAGGGTATCTGTTTTTAATGACCTCAATCATTTCTGGCGTATCCATTATATTAGTCAAATGTCGTACGGCATGATAACTTGCTGCACCCTCATAAGGCCATAATGGATTACCTGTAAATACAGGTTCCCGCTTAACGAATACCACACCATTCATGTTTGTAACGTTAAAATCTAATGATATATGAATCTCTTCACCATCACGGTATAGTGCATCAGTATCACATTTTTCTCTATCATACTGCTTATATACTGCACCAACTGCCATGTTGACAAACTTACCATTGATATACGCATCTACTAGTTCAGGTGGATATATTTCTTTCAGATTATCATAGTAATCTTTAGGTAAGTGAATATTCTCATAACCAGACGCCTGAATCAGTGTGTAGTTAGCCGGCTTGTTCTTTTCAAACATTTGGTAGAGTAGTCTGTAACCTTCTGGTGTTGAACCAACGATCATTTGGTTAATTAACTCTATCTCTTCACCATTTTCATCTAACTTTATGGTTTTTCCATCTTCTTCAAAGACATTTACCTTCTTCCGTGCTCTGGCTAGTGCTTTAATCCATACTTGTCTTGCTTTATCTGTTGGCAAAGTATCTAATTCATCAAGGAGGACAGCAAATACATTCATACCAACAATAGTTTCTGGATTATCCATTGACTTGAGGATAACTCGTCCACCACAGGCAAAGAATATCTCACCAGTTGTCTTATTTATCTTATATTCAATGCCAGTACCTTCTAGGACTTCAACTAGCGTTGGAAATAAGATGTCACGGAACATTGAATAGGTAGGTAATAGATATAAGAGGTCAACTTTTGGATAAGTTGTCTTGATGTCTACCATTTTATTGACTAGGGAGAAAGTTTTACCACCACCAAAACCTGTAACGAAGGCAATAGCCTTTGATGTAGTATCATCAACAAATTGTGACTGCGATTTCGTTAACTCAACTACCCTTTGTTGCATTTATTCTTCTTCGTTATTGTCTCTAGTTATGAAAATATGCTTTAAAGTTTCTAAAGCACCCACCATTGTTACACTTCTGTTGAAGTTTGAATAACTATAGGTGATTACATCCTCATCGTCAACCATTATTATCATACAATTAACAATTTTAAATTCTTCTATATCTTTTATCGCTTCGTTGATTGTTTTGAAAATTGATTTTTGTATGTCAATATCAGTATTATCTTTATCAAAAAGATTTATAACATTATCCATTTTGTCTTTCATTATCTTTTTCCAGTAATATGTTTATTTTTTCTTCATTAAAACCTCTTATCCAATCTTTACGAGGTTTAGGAAGTGGCATAGATATTTGAGTCATCATTTCTACTACAGGAGGTAAGAATAATTTGATGGCATCCTCTGCTCTTATGTCACGAGTATATCCTGCATAACCTTGTCCATTAAAGTAACAATTTGCCGCTCTTGCTCCGTTTAAATAGTGTTCATTTTTCATTATGTTTCCTCATGCGATTAAGTCTTGTTAATGCTTTTCTTCTTGAATGTGTGTAGTAGCAATTTGTATAATATTCAACAATTTTTACCATTAACGTTATAGGCATCTTTGTCGTTATCTCACCTTCTGGTGGTAGTGCTTGTTTTTTACTATACAAGAAGTATGAGAACATCTTAAAAGTTCTTGATTCAATATCATATTGTACTATGTATATAGTTTGACCTTGTTTTAATTTTTTCATTTTGCTCCCCTTGCTTTATCCCATTCTCGTAGAATTCTACCTTTGTTTTTGCAGTATTCTTTTATTCTATCTATCATAATGACATCATCCTGTTTATTTCAGGGATTGCTAGTAACTCGTCCTCAGTCATACATAAAGTATCACATATTTCTTGCATAGATAGGTTCGCTGAGAATCTATATATCTCAAAAGCTTCTATTATTTGTTCTGTCGGTAATGCTACATTATTCTGTTGGTCAAAAGTTTCTCTAAAGTTTAGACTTGCACTACCATCACCAAGCATTACCGCAAGT